TGCAGGTTAGGTAGAACCTGATTACGAATAACGCCAACTACGTTCACCATGACTGGCAAAAGAACCGCACCAAACGTACCTGACAAGTCCTCAACCTGCGCTGCTAAAAATTTCTTTTGATTAGCAAGACCACCAGCAGTTCTAGCAACGTCACCTTGAGCAAGTACCGTGTCACGCAAAATCAAGGCATAGGCAGCTTCTGCTTTCTGAGCAGCATTTAGTGCGCCGACACCATCATAGATAGCAAGATTTCTGGCTTCTTGTTTTAGTCGGTCTTCAGTCAAAGCAACACCGTGACGTTTCAAGGGTTCTGTTTCACCAGACAAACCAGAACGCAGAGCATCTATTACTTCTTGAATCGGTACGTTGCTGAAAGAAGCTATGTCAGCAGCCAGTTCTACTAATGTCTTTGACATTTTTGCTGATTCAACTCTGGTTATACCAAAGGCTTGGAACAAGTTGCCGTATGTTCCAACAGCATCTAGAGCTGATCTGCTTGAGATACCGATAGCAGCCGAAGTGGTTTTACTCCAAGCTAAGATTCCTTTTGCTTGATCTCCAAATACTGCGGTTACTTTAGCTTGTGCTTCTTGTAAATTAGATGCGTCTGTAATTGTTTTATTTATAACAACGGTCAAAGCGACAAGCGGAACGGTCACGTTTTTTGTTATGGATCGCCCAGTGTTTACCAGACTAGCTGAAAGAATGTTTGCACTTGTGCTTAATTTGTTAAATCCACCATCAGCAGCCTTGACTGCTGCTATTGCTTTGTCTAAACCTTTGGGATCAAATGTCGTGGTAATCGGAACAATAATTGCCATGATTTACCTGACCCTTTTCAATTCATTATTTAGTGAGGTGCTTAATCCTTTAATTGTACCTTCAACTTGATTTATGATGTAAGGAATTTCCCGTTCAGCAGCAGGGTAGACATAACGAGAAGCCTGAGCAATCGAGTTTAATTTGTTGATCATGGCTTTGCCAGATCGTGTTTTACCGTTAGCTTTGCGACCTGCCATGTCTGCGATTTGAAATGAAGCAGCTCCACTTGAGTTCTTTCCTTTAGCACCTACAACAATCGAAACTAAGGAAGTTTCATTGCGTTGTGCTTTTTTAGAAAAGTTGGTTTTAACCTTTGCAGAAATTCCTGACGGTTGCCATCTGGTTCGCCCATTGTGAATCATGCCACGCAAAGGTGCTTCACTAGGAATGTTGGATTTAATGGCATTAGCAACAGGCTGTGCGCCGGTTCTTAAATCTTTACGGGCTTCTTTGACAATCTCTTTATCTAGCTTGTTGAGAACTCTGACGGTATCGGCAACCCCAGTGACTCTAGATGTTGCCATTACGACCCCTGACTGTTTCGCCAGCGCAGATACATTCCCATAGTAAAAAGCATACGCTCGGATTCTTCCATTAAGACTGACGGAGCAATGCCAGTCTCACAGGATAGATAAGCCAGATACCAGTGTTGGGATGAGTCACCCAACCCAACTATTTTGGGCTTTCTTCACTCGCTTCAATAGTTTCGACTTCATCGCACCATTCTTCAAAGCTAAGTTTCGTCTTACCCTTACGCTCTAGCCAGTGCCATGCAAGCCACAATAGATCAGTAATGCGAAAGTCTGATTCAAGTGAAGCAACAGACTTAGTGAACTTGTCCTCAAATGCAACAAGGTCACGCGCAGTAGCAGATACGTCTTCTACTGTTTCATCATTAAAAGTAACGCGCAGGTTGATTTTCATAGTTAGCTGGTTGCCCGTACTACTGTGCCTGATGTAGGCCAAGTTACTGAGAATGTCGCAATGTCACCAACAGAAGAAGCAAGTGGACTGTAAGAGTTCACTAGGCAAGTTGCAGTGTACGAAGGGTTAGTTGCTGAAACTGTGCTTGAAGTTGGAACGATTACAACTGTTGCAATTGTGTTGTAAAGCGGAAACAGAGTTGCATCTACTGAAGATGCTGCAAAGTCCTGCATGAACTGAAGCGTCAATGAACCAGTCTTTAGACCACCAATGCGCTCACGGAAAGTTCCACCAAAGGCAGTTGTTTCTAGGTCATCGGATTCTAAAGCGAGTTCAACGCTGTTTAAGTTTGTAGAAAAGTTAGTGCCGTTAATGGTCACTTTGTAATCGGTAGCTGCGAATTTCGCCATGCTGTTTTGCTCCTAGTCTGCGTAGCAGAGAACTACGAACTCTGCCGATAAATAGTTTACCTCACCGACAAGTAGTTCCCCATAGTTACGCATATCCGTAACTCTGAGATCGAACGCCTTGCCACCAAGTGTCTTGTTTGATTCTATCGCTAGTTTAATGCTGTTAGCCCCTGTGCTTGAAACGTAAGCATCTATGGAGTTCTGTCCTGTGCGTTCTGAAACTCTTCCTACGATTACCTGAACTGAGAACGTGTAGGTTTGCATTCCACGCTGAAACGTATCATCGTAATTAACGCTGATAGGAAAGACAATGGCAACTGGTGGGTTGATGTTGTCAGGCTGAAAGTCCGAAACCCGTAACCCACTTATAGTGGCTAGGTTGGTTTTGATCCCAGCGCGTAGCTCTGAAATGGAAGCCATTAAGCAAAGTTCCTAACCCGGCGATAAGGCGCAACCAATTGCTCAACGTCAGGATCAAGGTAACGGCTAACTCGCATCGCGCCCATGTCACCAAAGCCAGCAATACCAAGTGGCGAATCTAAACGCTTAAAGATACGGCTGCTCTGAATGATGCAAGCCTGAGTGATTGAGATTGGCACAGATGCCCAGCCAAAGACTGCGGTTAGTTTAATAAGAGCCTGATCAGATTCAACTGGGAATAAGTAATTTTCAACAGCGCGAATCCGTGTGTATGGAACTGCAAGACCATCTACGTTGCCGTTAAGCGGTTCTAGTTGATAGTCACCAACTGCCCATGTTGTATCAAAGACACCATCGCCAGCAGACGAAGTTTGTAGGGTTAGGGCTGTACCTGATACATCGTCAATTTGGGTAACGTAAGAATCATCAGCTGCGTAGTAACGTGTGGCAGTACCAGATGAATAAAAGTAACGCCCAGCATGACCGTCAATAGCGCGTGAAGCCGACTCAACAGCCATCTCTAGCAGGCTGTCATCTACGTTATCTGAGATGCGCAAAGCCGATTTAACCTGTGCAAGTGTGGCGTAGCCGTTTGTAATTGCCAATGGAAACTCCTAAGTCTAGGTCTATTCTACTTGCCTAGATGCCTAACTGATCTACTAAGTATTGAGTGACAGTAGCTCGTGCTTCTGAGTCGCTTGGAACCCAGTGACCTGCATAAGCATAATCAACATCTATGTTAAGGGTGCAGTCATAGGTTGCCCCAGCTACTGCCGTTCCAATCCAAAAGCACCAGTCATCATAGGGCGCAATTCTTTGATCGAAAGTGTTGCGTTCCCAAACCCATCGCCTAACTGGTGAGCCACAAGGAATCATGTTTGCATGCAGGCTAAGTATCTGTTCAGCCGTTACATTTGCAGGTGTCCAGATTTGCCCGGTGTCGTACTGAAATCCAAGGGCTAGAACATCCGCTTCACAGGTATCTATCTTGTCTAAGGCATGTGGTCGGTATCGGTCATCTATGCCAATCCAAGAAACCCAATCTGTATCGCAGTATTCAAAAGCCAGATTCATCATGTCGCTAAAAGCAAAGTCATCGAACCAAGGGACAACGGTGATGCCGTCTAAGTCCAATGCAGACTGATCTATGTCAGCGTACAAAACTAGAACTATCTTGTCTGGTTTGCGGTTAAGTGACCTAACGGATTGGATCCAATCTGGAATGTCCTGTGGATAACCGTGACAGATACTAACTACGCCTATTGTTGTACGAGTTTCCAAAAGGTATCCCCTGCTTTATCTACCATGTGGCGCAGTGCATCAGCATCGTGCCAATCATCAACGCTAGTAATTCCTACGTTCTCGTTAGTGTGAATCCTGCAACCTGAAAGCACCGCTTCCATAACTGCTCTGCACTCTGACTCAAAGGCTAAAGGTAAATGCACAAACCATTCGCATCTTGCCATAGCATCTAGGACTTGTTCACGGGGTACATCTGTAAGAGCTTTGAACTCATAACCTGCCTGTGCTGCCCAAGCGTGAGCGCGTAGCTGACCTTTTAACGGATGATTCCTAGCAGCCCATAACGCAAATGGTTGCTTGTCCATGTGGTCATAGCACTTGCTGGTGTCAAAGTAGCTTAGAACCTGCGCTGTCTTGCGTGGCTTTGACCAAGATAACTCTTTGCGCATGTGTGCCGGGGTATGGGTTACAAATAAACGAGAGCCACGAATCAGAGCGTTAAGCCCTGCGCGTGGGGTTTGTAAGTGATGCACAAATACGAATGGGTCATACTCGCTCAACCTGTTCAGCTGCTGATCTGTGAACGCATCTGTTCCCGTGACAATGACTGAATCAAATTGGTGTATGTCATGTGTATCGAATGTGTATGGGGTGACAATCTCGATCTCAAAGCCCAGAGGTGCTTGCATACGGTATTCGTAGTCTGACATTTCTGCGCCACCTGCGAACTGCCCCGTGAATAGTCCTGTGGGACTCACAGAGCCACCGAGAGCCACGTTAGGCGCGTTCTCTATGTGATGTGTATACCAGCCTATTTTCATGCTTAGAGTCGCTCGTAGGCTTTTGTTTCTAAAACCGTAAGTACGGGTTTCCAATGCTCCTCAAAGACGGTATCCGCGTTATACGCCTTAGCAAACTCCTGAGCCTTTTCTGACCTGCCACGACCACGCTGATAAGCCTGCTCTAAGGCATCCACGATTGCAGGAACGCTAGGCATGTGGAACCAAGAGGACTGCGGTGCATCCCAAAGCGGTTGGCCGTCAATTAGCCAGCCGTCACCTAGTAGCTCGGTTGAAGCTGCAAAGTCGCTAATGATTACGGGTGTGCCACAGGCTTGCGCTTCAACAGTTGGAATGCCAAAGCCCTCGCCGTATGAGGTTGCAAGCAGAACATCCATCGCCGTATAGATCGTGGCTAGAGTCTGCTGGTCAATGCCGGTGCGGTAGGTGTAAGGATCAACAAACTTAAACTTTTCTTCTGGCACTCCACAAGATTGAAGTAATTGCAACAATCTGATTCCGCCTAGTGCGCCCATTTGGTCTGTGTGTAAATACAGAACTACGTCATCGTGTTTCTGGGCAAACATAGAGAACGCAAGAATGTTCTCACCAAATGCTTTGCGATTAGGGCTTACGCCTTTATTGGCTGCGTTCATGCCAACAACAAACTTGTCCTCGCCTACGCCTATGTATTCTCTGCCAGTAGTTCCCTTGTGTCGTTTCATTGGCTTAAAGACTGGCTCAATACCGTGTGGCGCATAAAGGGACTCAATGCCTACGTTCTCAATCATTGACTGACCGTACTGGCTCATAGCGATAGGCGTTACTGAATCACGAGCAAGCCACTTAGTAACTTCTGGCGGTACTGGTAAGTGATCAACTGGAACCCAGCTAGCCACGTTCCAATCTAGCCAGCGATCACCCTTGAATACCCACACGTCATAAAGCGTAAAAAGAATGTGACCTTGCTTAGGGTGGCGTTGAGTCCAATCGTGCATGTGTGCAGGTACTACGTCATTTGAGTACAGGTCTGCGCCACGTTGATAAACGGGCATACCGTTCCAGTCTGTGTTGCTTCCCTCTAGACCGTAGTTGTTAAAGATCGCAACATCGTGACCAAGTGCTTTAAGTCGCTGTGTTACTTGTGCTGTTTGAGTTCCATAACCAGTATTTGCCCAAGGTGCGTTGCTGTTCCAGCCAATTGCTAATGGTTTTGACACAGGGTATTCCTTTATTTGCAGGTGCTTGAACCTTACATTAAAACGTGGTCAAATAAAAGCAGAACCCCACCAAGCCTG